GGTCATCTAATAAACCGCCAATACCTTGCAAGGCATTTTTAACTTCAATTGGCAACATATCCAAGATAGGCGTTTGCTCATAAATGGGTATGGGTTCAATCGTGCCAACAGTCGGAGCAGTTTTATTCTCGTTGTCCATAGCACAAATATATCACACACTTGCTCGTTCTTTAAACTTTCTAAGTGCAATTCGTGAAACTTTCCACGGTGGTATATCTGCGTTATACAAAGATTTAATTTGTTTTGAAATACTACGCCACGGAGTTTTACGACCATTTCTTTTGTGTCTGGCTAATGATTTATCCACATAATCGATGATTTCTTGTTGTGCTGGTATTTCTTTTAGGTATTTATGTCTGCCTTGCTTTACTAACTCATAGCCGTATGGCACACCACCGCCTATGTGTCGGCCTTGTTCTACACAAGCCATCTTACCTTGATACAACTTTCGTGCAGTTTCCTCTCTATCCCACTCTGCGAACGTTCCCATCATGTTTACAAACATATTCACATTAGGTGACTTAGAGGTACTAATAGATTCAGCGCCGCCTAAAATATCGTGTGCAAACAAATGTATGTTTAGCTCGTTAAAGGCATCACGCACACTACAAAGCACACTCAATCTTCTAATTAACCTGTCAAGCTTTGCTACTAATACTACATCGTTGGGTTCTAGGATATTCTGCAATTTTTTTCCGTCAGGTCTTTTATAAAAATCTAACGCACCGCTAACGCCGTCATCGACATAAAAGCCGTCAGGCTCTTTTTCAAATAGATACATAGACATCTTAGTTATAGTCTTCTTTTGTTCAGCCAAAGATGTGCCGTGCTTAGCTTGTTCATCTGATGACACCCGGCAGTAGCCGTAAATTGATTCGTATTGTAGTTTATCCATTTGGTTGATACTCCTCTGCTTCTTTAATCTGTTCTTTTATTGTTTTTATACTATCGTTAAGTATATGAAAATTTTTATCTGACAAATTTCTATTCATTACCATAAATTCTCTAATGGTTCTTATTGCAAGACCGCCTATTTTTGCAAGAGAGCTATCGGTAAATCCATATTTATTTTGCAAGTAATTAATGTCCTTACGCATTTTAATCATTTCAATTTCTTTAATCATTTGATTTGTTCCTCACGTTTTATTGCATCTTCATACCATTTTATTTTTTGTTTGTATGCTGAAGCTGGCACACGTTTTTTGTATGCTTTGATACAACGCTGGTAGTATTCAATCTTTTCTTGTCTGTTCATTTTGTCCTCTTTGTTCATAATTTAATGCTAAGTGTCCTAGATTAACCCGCCATGAAAGACCTAAACAGCAACTGTAACTGTGTAGGTTGGAAGGCAGTCCAATAAAAAACAGCAGGGTGTCACACACATCTAGGTCGATTACGCCGCCACTTAGCGAGCAGCTACTTGGAAACGCTGTTTTAAGCCTTCCTGAAATTATTTTTGGTCTTTTTCTCCTTTAACTATGCTTTGTAATATCTTAATAAGCTCTTTTTGCGACTCTTTTTTCTCTAATTGATTAAAAAGTTGCACAATCTGAATGATTAAATCTGATGAAGCCATGTTATTCCCCCTGTTTTGGTAGCTTTACGTTTTGTTTTGCTAATTCTTCGATAAGTATTCTATTCAATCTTCTAATATCTTCAACTATTTGTCTGTTTTCTTCGTTTTGTTCCGCTAAAAACAGTATGTCGTTGGGTAATTTACCCATGCAAGCATCATAATTACCTATCGCAGGGTCTTGTCTGTGAACCACATCGTAAGGTTTACGTGTTTTTTTCTCTTTAGAATCAACAGGCTCTATATCTGAAACATACCAAACCCTATAATGAAACTCGTTTGGGTCGTCATCATGATATATTTTTCTGCTAGTAAATTTTTTGCCAATTTTTTTAGCATTTGTAAGTACAGTTGCAGGACCGCTTTTCCATTCATCTTTTTCAATTACAAAGCTGTCACCTATTTCAAGAGTATGCAAGAATTTAAGTAGAGCATCGTGTACAGGTCTGCCTCTATTAACAGGTATAGGTATATCTACAGCTTTATCAACCTGTCTATCTTTCCACTTTTTTCGTTTTGCGTTGTGTTCAATAAGGTTTCTCCAATATTCACTATTTTTCATTTTTCTACCTGTAAATTTTCTATCTTAATAACCAAGTTAGAAATTTTCTTTTCTTGGTTTTTAATAATAGGATTATCCAATGGTTGATTGCCACTTTTGGCCGCACCAATTAGGTGCTGTAAAGTTGCTCTTTCGTTCTGCAAACATATTTGCAAATATTCTGCTTTGCTAAATACCATTTTTTTTGCTCCTTTGCTTTACAAACTCTTGCCTAGCAAGTTTTGCTGCTCGTCTACGAGCCTTTCTACCTGTAGGTTTGCCATTCCATTTTTCGTTAGACTCTTTTGTGTTGTAGACTTTATTTGGTCTTTTGCTCATTACTCATCCCCCTTAGCCATTTTCATTAAGGCTCTTGTGGTTGGATAGACCAACATGTCTTCGTGCCATGCTGGGCATTCTTTAAGAACCTTTTTAGATACTATCCCGGTATCTAAAAAACTGCCTATGGTAAATGTCATCTTGCCAAATATACGACAATTGAGTTCTACCTTTTCATCCAAGTGTTCAGCTAGTTGTTTTTTTAATTTTTCTAGCTTGGTTAATTCTATTTTTTTCATAATTTTTCCTTATATTGTTTGTTACAGTGTTCATATTAGGGTAATAAAGTATTAGAGTCAACACTTTTATTCATTTTTTTTATTTTAATCGTGGCAAAAACAATCAATACTTTCTTCAGTATCAAAATTAAACTTTAATTGTTTTTTATCTTTGTCTCTTAATTCTTTAAAAGAAATATCATACTTAAAAGTTTTACCTGTTTTTTCTTCTTGCTCTATCCACCAATCAGCTAAATCTTTTTTTTCTCGCATCATGTGTGTTAATTGATTTTTTCCTTTTAGAAAACACATGTCACAATTACCAAACACTGTGTGTCCGTTTTTTGCAATCAATCGTAAATCAAAATTACTTTTGCGCCAAAATTCTGCAACATCAGTGTTTGTAATTTTTTCATCATAAAGTGGACATATATGATGTTTGTTATCTTTTCTTGCTTTTATTCTATGCACTCTATGTGGTTCATCGTATCTTAAACCTAATATATGAGTTGGATTAACAAGTTTGTTAATCTTTTCATACCAAATAATAGCTCTTTGTTTCATTAAGTATGTGCAAAATCTATTAGTTGCGTTGGGCAGTTTATTATAGTGATTTATTAAGGTTTCAAAAGGTTCTCCATTTTTAAAACAATTGTCGTAATCTGTAATTCTGTATTTAAAAATCCAATCTCTACTATTTTCTGTTGGCTTGTAGCCGTGTTTATCAACACCTGATAACTCTAACCAATCAATATTTACACCCCAGTTTTTTTGACAGTCATTAACAAAATCTAAAGTTTGCTGCATTTCTTTACCTGTGTTACAAAAAACTACCCGGCAATAATTAGGTAACACCCCACTATGAGCTTGTAATATTTTATAAAGCATATAACCAGATGTTCTTCCACCACTAAAACTAATTATTGAGGGTTCTTTAACAAAAAAATTATTTTGCATAAAAAATTAATGTAACTTTTTTTTGGGGGTATCTGAATCTGGATTAGCCAACTGCTTAAACTCTTCGCTGGCCATTAGCTGCATTTGGTAAACCAATACCAATTGAGCAATGTTGTTGTTTATTGCAAACAAGCTTTCATTAATTCTTGATAATTCTTTGATAAGCTCATCAATACTTACCATGTCTTCTTTTTCTATACTCATAAACCATTCCTTTTGTTCTGCTTATCAAAATATACTCTAACATAATATCTTCTGATTATTGCGATTATGGATAAAACAATTAATTGGCTTAGCGATAACAAAAATGAATTTTGTGTGAACAATAAAACCAATGTTATGGTCAGCCAAGACAATGGAAAATTAAAGACTGCGCCTATTAGCGTATCAACGATTGATTCTTTTAATGCAGGCTTGTCAATTTTCATGTTTTGTCCTCAAAAAAGATTATACATTAATTTATGTTATGAACAACACTTGCATGAAAAAATGAATATTGAATTTTTGTAACTTAGTTGCAATAGCTGTTGTGACAGCGACTGCCGTATATTGGGCATAGGGTCTGCAAATTTATTTTTTTTTAGATTTGGTTTTGGAATCCAATAGAGTCCCGGTTTTATAGGCTTTCTGGCCATGCAAAAGTGCAGATGTTAGCACTGTGGACACTATGCGACTAACATAAATTAACAACGCCCGGCAGCGCAATAAATTATTGTGTGCGTAAGTTACTGATATTAGGTTATTTTTTGATTTTTAGGGTCTGCTCGGCAAAAAATTTTGTTTTGGAAGAAAAAAAGGCCAACACTAGGTTTGATTTAATATTTATAAACTCTAACTAAACTGTCATACATCGTCATACTTTGCATCTATTATATCGCCACCGAATATCTCTTTAAGTCTGCCTTCTATATCTTTGTGGCTCATGTTATCCAAGTTAGCTGTGATGTTTAAGTTCTCTGTCTTCTTAATCTTTAACCCAGCAAGCTCGTTCAGTTCTCGTAATGCAGATACCGAAGCATTGAACTGACCTTTGTTGTAGGCCTCTTCGCTAATCTTCCATAACATTTTTGCTGTCTTTTCAGGTGTGATTGCATACTTGTGTGCTAACTCTTCACGACCAACCTTGATGGCTTTGAGTACGTTTGGATATTCTTTGCCGTTTAAAAACCTAGTAGCTGCTTGTGCCGGGAACTCGAACCCAGCTCTTCTTGCAGCCTCGGTCTGTGTGCAGTTGTCATTTACATAATGCCAAACAAAGGCTGTTTGCATATCAGTAAGTTCAAACTCCGGGTCGTCTTCGAAAGCCGTTGGTTTATCAACCAAAGGTGTATCAGGAGCTTTCTTACCTTTCTTCTTATAATTAGCCATCAAATGTCCTTAAATCTAATAATAGGGTAGAGGGTAGAGGGTATGCTTTCCCTATTCTTATATATTTATATATTAACCATATAATATATATACCTGTACACCTATATTATTATAATTATTATTATTATTAATAATACTATACCCTATACACTAATAACACTATAAACAACGGTAGAATCAGCGTTTACGGTCAGGGTAAGGAAAAGGGTATCATCCCCTCTTGCTGTACCCTATCCCTTACACCAGACGCATAAAGCTGTAATGTTGAGCAATTTACTATGCCCTACCCTACCCTGTCGTTACCTTGCTCTAAATATGTAAAACAAACATTGCAAGGCACGGTCCGATAAATGCCTTAAATGTTTAGGTATTTTTCTTCTATCCAATTAATACTCCATGTTTTTAAATATGTGTTTAATCACTTCAACTGTCCACCCATTGCCTAACATCTTATATCTTTGCGTGTTAGACACATGGTTCGTGTAATTGTCCGGGACTGTCTGCAATCGCTCACACTCCAAAGGTGTAAGCTTACGCCATGTTAAGTTTTCCTCAACCACCACACTATCTTTACCTACTGTTGTAATAGCGTTTGTTTTATTGTCTTCTCGAACTTCGAGTGTTTGCTTTGTTTTACCTGCTACTGAGTCACCAAATCTATCCATGCGTCTACCATCTTTGTCATAAGCTCTACCAACTACACGACCACCTTTTACCACTAAACTATCTTTGCTTACTGATGAAACAGCGTTTGACTTATTATCTTTACGCAGTTCTAACATTTGTTCAGGCTTTGTTTCTTTCCAACCAACATGCTTTCCATCTTTATCTTTTGACCTAGCTCGTAAAGCACCACCAACAACCACCTTAGGCTCTCTGTTACCACCTTGACAGGTGTTGACCGTAGGCGACTTACCATCTGGGCTATAAACTCGTTTCAGCACATCATGTCCATTTACATCTACTGCTGTGCCTACTTGCTTAGGTTTGGTCTCTATTACCTTTGGTATGTTGCCACTGCCACTGCTAGATTTTAAAGACCTAGTTTTTTTACTATCTTTGCTATAAGTTTGTTGCTCAAAAAACCACGATTTACCACTTGTTCCTTTTTTAATATTTGTAATGCCGTTATCTGAAGTAGTGGTCTCTATCATCTGGTCTTTATTAGATGCAGTAAGCGTGGGTGACTTACCTTCTTCGCTGTAAACCCTTTGTGTGCTTTCAAATACACCGTCACGATACTCAAACTCCATGATGGACTTATCATACTTGTTTGTCTTGATGTTTAGTATTTCTTTTAACTGAGGCCAATGCTCATCTGATGGTATAGCAAAGTATTCGCTACCAAGGTTTCTAAAATAATGTTCTACCGTAGAATATTTATCGTTAAGCTGCTTAGCTATCTCTTTTTTACTCATACCACACTTAGCGTAATGGTTTAGAATACATTGTTGTAATCCAACTATATCTACCTCGTGCTTTCTAATTTTTACTTGCTCTACGTTCATGCCTACCTTGATAGGTCTTGTCGCCACATTTGTTCTATCAGCAAATGAAGCTGTAAGGCTGTGACTTTTACCATCTTCGTGAAACACCCTGTCCTGTATGTAAGGCTGTTTACCACTTGCTTTTTTACTTGGGTTTATTTGATTTGGCTTATTAGGAACCAAGGTCATACCATTATTGCCTGCACCCTTATACATGGTAGCCGTCATACACAAAGACTTCTCATCTTCATCTCTGTAATGCCTTTGATTTCTTTCTGTGTCCTTAACAGGTTGCTCATCTGTTTCTGTCTCTAATATATCTCTAAGCACAATACCTCGTTCTTCAGGCTGTTTGATTCCGGGTATGTTAGTCCAATAGTAGCGTTGGCGAGATTGTGCTGATACCAACGAACTGTTAATGAAGATTGGTTCAAATCTTACATTGCCAACCAAATCAACAAATTGTGGTGCAACATCTTTTGCATCATAACAGGCTGATAATTGTTCTGTAAAAATCTCCAAGAACTCCTTTTTCATTCGGACATTTTCAGCTAGAAAATATTTTGGCTTTATACCTTTTAACAATCTTACTGCTTCAAAAAAGAGTTTGCTCCTTGGGTCATCAAAAGCCAATTGCTTTCCTGCAAATGAGAATCCTTGACATGGAGAGCCAAAGAGTATTAGGTTTACATCTTGAAAGTCTTTGGGGTCTAAATCGCATACATCACCAACTTGTATGATGTCTGGATAGTTTGCTTGACTGACCTGTATAGCATACTTATCTATTTCACTTGCGTAATATTTTTCGACAGGTATGCCTAATTGGTCTAGTGCAATACGGCCACAACTCATGCCGTCAAATAAACTTAATACTTTCATTCTAATACGTATGGTTTTTCATATACTTTCTTATAGGGCATGACGGTACTTATTTCACAATCATGACAAAAGTATTCGTCAGCACCAGTACCGTCACCCCAATCTGAGTTTTCTGTAAAATCAGCTAAGCTTTTCTTACACTTTTCACATTTAACTTGATTCATTTATCTCTCCATTCTACATGTATATAACTAGCCACACAAAGAACATAAGACTGCCCACAGCAATCCAATACATCTGCTCATCGTGTTTCATTGAGTCTTTGTTCTGCAATCATATAGAGTATTGCATCTCTATCATTTGTTTCATCTAAGTCAAAGGCATTGCAGATAGTTTGTATCTCGCTTTCAAGCCAACCATTTTCATCTTGTTTCTTTATCTTTTGGTACAACTCTTCTCTTTTATCTTTCATTCGCAGATTACCTTTTTTACTTAATGTTATTATAATCTTCTATCTCAGGTGCATGAATTTTTGAACCCACTATCATGCTTATGTCAATAAAAGCACCTAGTAATGATTTTTTAGTTAATAATGGCACATACATAACCTGTATATCTTCTTTAGTAAAATATGGCTCATCATAATCATATTCACGACTACGATTGTTAGAGGTCTTTATCCAATCTAATGCAGCCTTTTTTGTGCTGAATATTTGAGAGTCGTACCCATTTATATCTTCTATATAATAAAATTTCATTACACCACCTCTTCTACATTTGTAAGACACCAATTTGGTATTGTTCTTATTACAGTCTCACCAACTTTGCCGTTGTATTTTGGGATTTCTACTTCGCAACGATTATCTTTAACTTCTACAATGTTGCCCTCTAAAACAACCATTTTGCCATTTGGGTGTCTAGTAGTAATCTCACACTTACCTTTGGTTAATTTTTTGTTTTTCATGTTTATCTCCTTTTATAATTAATGTTATTGACCTATGCAATTCCAATAGCCACTAGCATAGACCATCATTTTTTTATGGCTAATTTTTTCTTCAACCTCTAATGGACTACCACATACAAATGCAACAGCATCTGCAAATTTGTTAAAGTCTTTAGGGTCGATAACTGCATACATCTCATCTTTCCAATGTAAGTCTTCTTTGTTTTTAGCAAGACCAAACTGTCTGAATTGATGTACTTTGTTTGCAAGTTTGTAGAACTCTGCAAAGTTATCTCTTTTTTGCTCAGTTGTGTATTCAACTCTTTTAGCAAACTTTGGGTTTTTTACTAATGTTAATGTCATATCATTTCTCCTTTTTTATTTGATATACCTATATTATACACAGCTAACATTTATTATCAACACTTTTTAACACTTTTATTTAACTATTTTTCATCTGCAATTATGATTGCTCCATCAACTTTTATGTCAGTAAAGTTCAATCCACTGACCTCCTCGTTGTTTACTTTAAATATCACATCACGAACCAAGAGCCTAAGCATGGCTGCTTTCTGATACAAGTTTAATCTTGCATAAGCATCAATTACTTCTTCACCTGTCATCTTACTTGCGTTTTGCAAAGCATCATCTTTTTTACCAAACATATATATCTCCTTTTTTAAAACGGTGACTCATCCCAAACCTTATTGTCTTCAGGTAAGTCAATTAAATTTACATCATAAACTTTTTTGCCATTGGTCTTTCTAGGCTCAACACCACGGTCAGTTAATACTCTACTTGCATCTTTGAAATCTATGTTACGAGGATTGCGTATACCCAATGCTCTAAGCAAAGCTGTGAGTTGCCATGGCTCTTTGTCTTCTGCATCAGCCATGAAGTCCACGTGTTGCAACAGTAAGTCTTCGACCGCACCCTGTGTTCTGAAACCCTCATTGCTTTCTTGCAACATATCTCTTTCTTCTGTAGTTAGATACCAGTTCTTATGACCCGGCTCATAAATAGTTGCTTTAACTTCTGCCCACACTTGTTGCATATCAATACCATGGTGCGGGTTTATGTCTGTGACCTTAATACACCAAAATCTTCTGTTACCACTACCGTCTGCTAAAAACTCAGGTTCGTTTACCGATGCAAAGAAAGCTGTACGCCTTTGGTAGTTTGTAAAACTTCGGTCATAGGGCAAACGCATCTCGTCACTGCGGGAGGTAATAAACGCTTTGAGTTGATTAATGTCTGCTTTCTTAAAAGTAGACTCTAGCTCGCCCAGTTCTACAATCCAATGACTGACAGCTTTCTTTACGGAATCTTTATCTTTTGGGTCTAGTGTTGCGCCTTCTAACAACCAACCTTTACTAAAATCAGCAAGTCGCTTGAACCACAATGTCTTACCCATACCTTGTGCGCCTTGAAAGACTAACAAACCTTCTAAGGCCACACCGTCTTCTTCAAAGGCAGCAGCAACACATGATAGTAACCATTTGCGCATAAGCATGTTTTTTAGTTGCGTATCTTTACTGCTGACCGTGTTGCAAAATTCATCAACCCTATTAATACCATCCCAAGGTTTAGAATCAATCCACCTTGCAACCGGGTTAACTTCTTTAGCTATTATCTTCATAGCATCTCTGACTCTTTGATGTGGCACAAAGTTTTTAATACACAGGTTCTCAACCTCTACCAATAAAGCCTCATCTTTTAAATCAGCTATTGGCACAAAGTTGGGTATGTGTATGTCTATGCGTTTCTTAATTACATCGTAATAACATTCAATACCGTGACTGCCCATGAGAGCTTGGTAGTTGTCTGTGGTAGCCATAATTCTACCGTTTGATGTCTTGGCATACTCTACTAATTCAGGCACTGCTACACGTTTCTCTATTAGCTCTCCTGTAACGGCTACTTGGTCGTTGAAATCCATGCCCTCTTCTTCAGGTATTACCACCTCTGCATTAGATACTTGTGCGGCTTCTACAGCCTTTGTAACACCAACGTCATTGGTGTCATTGTCTGCATAGATAGTAAACTCTTTGCCGGGAAGTGCATCTGCTAATTTTTGCGATACGCTTTTAAGGTTGCCTGCATTGAAACAAACCACCATGGGTATCTTTTTTTGCTCGTAGATAGTCATGCAAGTTGCATAGCCTTCAGCTAGGCCAACCTGTCTAGCTTCTTTGATAAGGTTAGTGCCAATAATGTAAAAGCAGCCACCTGTCTTACCGCCCGGTAGAAATCTTTTTGCACCATCTTCACCAATCATTTGCAGGCTCCACAGCTTACCTGTTTCATCTAGTATGGGTATGATGAGATTGCCTTTATGTGAACGCAGAGAGTGGGATGCAACACCTTTACTTGACAAGTATGGATGAGAGTCGCATGGCAGTGCCACACCCCAAATCGTTTGTGCTTTATCTGAAACTTTAAGCCATTTATGTTCTTGGCTTTCTTTAGCTTCTTGCTTAAATCTTTCTAAGGCTTCAGTGTTTATTTTTCTAGACCTAGTGCCTGATATTTTAAACTTGTGTGTTTGCCCGGTACGATAATCAGCAGCAAAACCTACAGGCGTGCCATAATTATCGTAGAAAGCATAATAACCTGACAAAGCTCTTTTATTATTTATGGTGGTAAAAGCTCTTTGTGGTTTCTCCGGGTTTATTTCTAAAGTGTCTTTTACTTCAAAACCATGCGATTCTAAAAATTGTTCGAACTTAAAAATCGCATTACTTAATAGTGGTTTCTCTATCTGTTTGTCTTGTCCTTGTACATTTTTTATTCCCATACTTGCTCTCTCATCTATTTTACTTTATCATGTTGCTTTGAACACCTTACAATATAAAATAATGTGAGGGAGATAACAAGAACTTTATTAATTTTTTTTAAAAGGAGATATAGATGGCACTTACAATTAGTGATACAGGCGGGGGTTCTTTCGAACAAGCACCACAAGGAAACCACAATGCTACATGTTATAGACTTGTAGATGTTGGTACACACAATGAAACTTTCGAGGGTGAAACCAAAAAAAGACATAGCATATTTATTTCTTGGGAGCTTAACGATGCCAAGATGGAAGACGGCAAACCCTTTACAATATTAAAACAATACACGCTTTCTTTGAATGAAAAGTCTGCGCTTTATAAAGACTTATGCCAATGGCGTAAAAAACCTTTTACACCAGAAGAGTTACAAGGCTTTGACCTTACAAAAATTTTAGGGCTGACTTGCGAACTTGCAATTGGTGAAACCAAAACTGGTAACTCTAAAGTAGTTAATGTGTTTGCACCTGATGGTGGCGCAAAAAAACAACCCACTGTAAACGAGGTTGTTGCTTTTGACATAGACGAATATATAAACGGTAACAAAGATATGATTGGCGTATGGGTGGATTTACCTAGTTGGTTACAAACTAAAATAGATGATTCTATCGAAG